ATGATTTATAAAGATATTTGAAGATGTGTCTTGTTTTATTAATTTGATCATTTTTCTTTAATGTTAAGTTTACGATAGATGTTTTGCACACCCACAGATTGGCGTATTGCATCTTCAAGAGCATTGTGTTTACTGTTTTTTGGCATATCTGGATCCCATCCCAAATCAAATATTGTTCGAGTACATCTCAATTGCCAAAAATTCCAAGGTAAAGGTTTCTCCAGTTGTTTATATAGATTTTCCATAATTACCAAGTCAAAGGTAGCACCATGACTCCAGAATTGATCACAGCCCCATGCAAATTTATGAAAACGGTCAACTGCTTCTTTTAATGGTATACGATCGTCAGGATGAAATGCTTCTTCCATTATTGCAGGATCTTGCTTACTCCACCAGTCTAAGGTGTTTGGATCCACTTCACGGCCCAACGCATCCTGGTCATCTAAGTCAATTCGAAAATAAATTTTATCTGAATAACCCTGTCCCCAAGGGTTAAATTTCACTGCACCCAATGTTAACACAGTGGCGTTTGGCCCAGTGGCCAAAGTTTCTAAGTCAATCATGCAATGGCGAGCCATGGCAACCTTTCTATATTTTTAATACACTATTATAGTATATTACAGAAATAATGTCAATACAATTTTTTGGGTAATTGCTGGTCTAGAAGCTTCTTTTTCCATCGAGCTTTGGCAGCACTCTTTTTTCGTTTTTTTTTGGTAGTGGGTTTTTCGTAAAACATCTTGGCTTTGATATCTTCCAACTTACCGCTGTCATCTACTTTTTGTTTGAATTTTCTTAGAGCAACATTAAATGGAAGATCGCCTATTACTATCCCAGTGCCTTTTATTTTTTTATGTCTGTTCATTTACTTTCTTATCAAAAATCATTAGAGCAGGGTCAATACCTGCAACAGTATTCTTACTTATCATGATTTTAGATAAACCGCGTTTTGACAAATTAATAGCATCAAATTGGTATGGTAACAAAACTTTTTCAATAATATTTTTTAAACCTCTGGCATTGGTTTTTAATTTCTTAGCCTTTTCGGCAATATGTTGTAACGCGGAATCTTCGAATATTAGTTCAATGCCATCTAACTCAAATATGTATTGATACTGTTTAATCAAACTATTTTTTGGTTCTTTAAGAACTCTAACTAAATCATCAATCCCAAGTTCAGTGACATTGGCGATTATACCAAATCTTCCAATAAATTCAGGAATGAATCCGTATTGAATAATATCTTTAGTAATAACTCTACTATAAAGATCATCAAATTGTTCCTTATCAGTTACAGCACTATGAAATCCCACACTTCGATGATTAATTCGTTTTTCAATAATTTTTTCTAATCCCACAAAAGCCCCACCACAGATGAACAAAATACTACTGGTGTCGATTTCCTGCATATCAGAACCCGGATGTTTACGTTTGCCTGAAAAAGGCACTCGCATAATACCGCCCTCTATCATCTTTAAGAGAGCCTGTTGAACACCTTCACCGCTGACATCCCTACTGATACTAACATTTTCGCCTTTTCTGCTGATTTTATCAATTTCGTCAATATACACAATACCACGTTCCGCTTTTTTGATATCACCATCAGCAGCATTAACCAATCTAAGCAGTATGCTTTCTACATCATCACCCACATAACCCGCCTCTGTGATACTGGTGGCATCACAAATGGCAAAAGGTAAATCAAGATATTCTGCAATTTTTTTCACCAACATAGTTTTACCACAACCAGTAGGACCTAGTAGCAACATATTTGTTTTTTCTAATTGTATATCTTTACTGGGATTATTGATTCTTTTGAAATGTTGACTAACTGCTACACTGAGATTAATTTTTGCATCTTCTTGTCCGATGACAAAATCATCTAGATAATCTTTGATAGATACAGGATTTAATATAGCAGTATCGTCAATGTTTTTCTTAAACTTTTCATCATCTAAGATATCCACACAGAGTGTGATACAGTCATTACATATGGCTGCATGTTCACCGACTATTAATTTTTCAACGTCTTCTTTACTTTTTCCGCAAAAATCACAACAGTGGTTATTGTTCTTGTTGTTGCTCACCAAATATACCTTCTAAAAATTGTGTCACAGAATCTACCCTTCCTGAATTAATATGGCTGTAAACTTCTGCAAGGTCGTCGTTGGTAGTTTTATAATAAGTGTTGTTATTAGACAACATATACCCGCTTAGGCTTTGTGTGATATAGTTTACAAAATCTATGTTTATATACTTATATTCGGAACGACCCATAGCATAAAGAAACCATGATATGTTTTGTTCACCACTGTACAAGTATATATTGATATTTTTTAAAATATTTGATCCTGATAGCCACTTACTTACCTCGTCCTGTTCTTCCTGTGTAAGATGAGCCAGGAAAATACTGAAGTTATTATTTTCGTAGATATCGGGAGGTGTTATTAAGGTTATCTTACCTTGCATCATTCTTTTCCTGTGGTTTTTTCCCAAAGATTACTGCTGGCTTGTTCCTCGTTTTGTACATATCCGTTATCATTTTTTTTAAAAATTCGATTTCGAAAGATAGGTGGTTGTACTACATAACTAGTATCGTCTGCTGTTACCTTGTCAAAATTGGGGCCAGTCTGTACCCACTCACCGCCAGGAATTTTCACACCTTCAAATTCTGTGACAGTGGGTTCCGGGGAGACTACATCATCAATTGGTCCTTGTGGGCTGTCACCCTCCGTGTTTTTTTCATTAGCTGGATAAGAATTTAAATTTCGTATTTGATTAATTTGATCCTCAGTCAACGGACCATCGTCTGGTTCATAGTTAGATTGTTCTTGTCGGCTAAACCTTTGAAAACTCATTTGGCTGGCAATTAACAACATTAATGCCAAGGGATCAAATACCACAATAATTAAAATAATAACCCAAGTTACTGCTTTTTCCAATATCGTAGGGTCAGTTGAACCATAGAAAAAGGCAGCAATATATTTGATTGGTCCTACTTCTGCATCAACCTTGCGTATTTCCGCACGAATTGGCGCGGCCTCTTCATTAAGTTGACTAATGTTTTTCTGTTCGGTTTCAATTTCTTGGGAAAGACGAGTGCGATCCCGTTGTTGGTTTTTACGTATAGTAACGGCTTTACTTGCACCTTGTTCGTCCTGGGATCGTGCCATAATTTGATCCACTGCCTCATCAAGTTGTTTAAGTGCTTTGCGGTTGGTTTCAATATTTTCTTTTGAAGTTTTAATTTTCTCATCGTATATACTCACTTTGGCTAGAACATCGCCACTGACTAAATTTTGGTCACTGTGTGCTTTTGAAAGATATCCAAAAATTCCCATGGAGGTTATGACCATTAAAAATGCTATAGCAATGGTCAAATAGGTTTTTACAGTCCAATGAGCATAATCCCAGTTTTGCTTGAGCCACACTGTGGCCATGATTTTGCCCACTTCCAATGCTATTCCCATGATCAATATAGGAACCACTGCGGCAGCGAAGATAGCAGTTAACCCAGACACTGAATAATATACCGCTACTGCTGATAACACCAGTCCACTAAGTAGAGTTAGATATGCTATAAGATATTCGCTGAATTTTGTTTTCATCATGATATTTACTTTATATTACATTGATAAGATTATATTTTGGTCTATCGACGCATTTTTGCTAAATCCTCTGCATCTGATTTCTTAAAAATTGGGATAGCATTGGACTTGTGAAGTTGACCAATCCCAATCATTTCGTCGCCTGTATAGACTTTAGCAGGTGCCAGTGTGGCGTTACCGCCAGTATCTCTACTGGGAATATGTCTAGTGGAACGACCCTCGGGAATAGTCAACGAATAATTGCCTGCCAAAGGTGGCGCCTTCAATGCGTTATAACGCCTACGTTCTTCTTTTTCAACACCTTGACGTTTAAGCAGTTCTTTCCACGAAGCATCTAACTCACGAGCTTGACGAGCTTGATCAGCATTACGAAATTTGGTTTTGCCTTTTTTCTTACCATTCAAGCTAAGATAAGGTCCAACAAGATGCATGGTCATCATTCAACTCCAAAATGTTGTTTAACTAACTCGGCAATATCCTGATGTGGTTCTTCCATTGAACCTACAATAACAGCACATTCCTGCACAATCAACTCGGCGAACTTTTCAACCATGTAATTATTAACATGGCCGATCTTGCCATCTGTTGTGATTATAAAAGCCTGTTCAACAAGTTGTCGAATTCGTTGGTTCATTCTTTAGTTCCTTAGTCGTATGCCACTCCTGGCATTTGTTTTTTACCTTCCCAATGGTCTCGTGTCACACATAATCCTTTGTGTTTTACACTCATTGGACTGTCCAAATATGCCAACTGTGCCCTTACTGCTTCGCAATCTTTTTTAGAGTTAAACGCAACAGTTCGCTTGTCCATGAAGTCGCCACTTGGGCTAAACATGGCAATAATTAATATCCAAGAGTTCATTTGACGGCGTCCTCAGTTTGTGGAAAATGACTGATAATCAAATCCAGTGCCGCAATAGTCTGCATATTAAGTCCTACGTCTTCTGGATGTAGCCAGTATCCGTTAGGGTTAGCATCGCTTTTAGGATTCTTCTTCCACTGCTTCAATTCTTTCTTAAGATACGCACGATAGTCTTTTAAGTTAAGACTAGTAATACGATCCGCAGTTTCACCATCAATCCATTGATGAGGTTTGTGTTTAACTTTGCTCATTTTTTTCCTCTAATTGACTTGCAAATAACTCAAGTTGTCTAATCAAATTGCCTGCACCTTGTTGGTTCATAGTAAGTGTGGTATAACCTATTCTTAAAGTTATTCGATTATCATCAGTTACACCAATGCTATATTGCTCTTGTTCTTTTTTAGGCAGTTCAACTTCCGGTATTACTACAGGCATCTCATAATCTCTGCGTGTTCTAAACCAGTCAAATATCATATAATCTTTCCCAATCCTAACCAAATTAGTCGATCCAGTTCTGTTTGATAATCTTGTCCAAGCCTGCGCTTATCGTAGATGGCTAGCAATGTTTCCTTGCCATCGCCATAATCTGGCGTGCCTGAACCACGTGATTCTAACTCTTCAATAAGATCATCAGTATCAAAGTCTGACAGATCTACATCCACTTCAACTTCAGTATAAATCGTTTTGTGCATTGTGTTCTTTTGTTAGTTGTGCAACCAATAGGAAATGTTCGTATGCTTTACGCACAGCGGGGTTGGTCATGAGCTTGTTGGCTTCTTCTATCTGTGCCTTGACACCAGCTTCGGCAATATCTCGAACACTGTTACATTGTAGCGTACATAGTTCGTTGCCAAATTCTTTGGCTAGTTTTTTCCAAGCCCGGCGTTGTCCTTCTGTTAAAGGAGTTTGCTGTGGGCGCATTTCGCTAGCTTTGCTTATGGCTTTACAGATAGCATCTTCAGCAACACGGCCTGCGGCAATCATGGGAGCATATGCAGGATCAATATTGTATCTACGACTGCTGCCACCTGGATAAGTTTGTACCAAATGTGTGCCTTTGGGAAAGCTGTCGCAAAATTCCGAACTATATGAACTGTGAGGAACATACCGCCGGCCCTTTTTTACATAAAAGATAGTTTCCATTATCCAACAAACAAAGTTTACGATGCTGTTATTATAACGTGGAAATTACTTCTTGTCAATAGGTTTGTATGGCGCAGGCCGTTAAAGGAATTGTTATTGATGGAAAACTAATACTTAACTGAAATATAGACAGCAATTTTGAAATGGCATTTATGAATTTTTGAACAATATTAGCAACAAAATTATTAATCCATATTTTAATATCAGCAACAATTTGTGCTAAATCAACAGAATTGGGTTTTACATTGGGATTCAAAGGCAGCTTCCAATCCAGTGGAAACCCCACAATGGGCAGACTGAATCTTGATAACACGGCCATTATCTCAGCAGCAGTGACTTCAGCTTTACGATATATGCTACGAGCAAAATCCTCAAGTTTTTGCAGAATTTCTTCCATAGTTGGGGGATTTTTTATTAGACTCAAATATTTTCCCAAAATTGCATTAACTATCTGTTCCCAAAACGGTTGAGTAGGAAAGGTAGATTTTCGATTTTCGACGTAGTAATTTGCAATATCCCATAACCTTAATCCCGTATTGATTAAATTTTTAATTTCTTCAACTTTTTTCCAAAAAGCTGTCCACAAGCTGGACAAAATGCTTTTTACAAAATGTTCAATTTCCTTTTCTGGACTTCTTATATCTTTAAAAGGTGGCGTGGAAATTTTTAAAAAACTCAAAATGCTGTCTAAAGTACTACGTGCATTTTCATAAAGATCTTTTACTGCTTTTTCTATGGTTTCATAAATATTGGGATTGAGTAGATCATCAACTTTTAAATTTAATACGCCTAGTGAAAGATTCAATACACCTAATCCAAATGATTTTAAAATATTATACAATTTATACAATAATGTCCATATAGGTAACATTATACCTTTTTGTAGATAATCATACATTCTAGATATGGCATTTTTAATATCACTGATTGGATTGATAATTCCTTCATTTTTACAGGTAAAAGACAACAGTGGCACAGTAAGTCCCACAACTCTTAGAGTGGGATCACTTGGGTAGGCAGCAGCCACAGCCTGAGCAATCTTTTCAGAATTTAATAATTCTGTGACTTTAAAATTGACGGTTATGGGAATCTCTACATGTTTAATGGGCATATAATTATTTATGTTAGAGCTATTCCGGTAGTACCTTCAGTATATTGTTTGGCTGCATCCTTTTTAGATAATCCCATAGCCATCACATGGCTTTTTTGTAAAGTGAAAAATTCATCACTGCCTAAAATCATCCATGGCATCATACCCAACCCACCCTGTGCCATGGTCAACGCCAACGGTCTTCGAATTTTAATTGAGGTGTCTGTTTCAGAATCAAATTCAGCAATTAATTCATCGCTGTTAATCAACTTTAAACTGACCACATCACCCTGTGTATAACCTTTGTTTATCAATAACATTTTTGTTCCTTTTCGTTTAATTCTAACCAAGTATGGTCGCCCATATATTTTACCTGTGCTATATATTCGTAGTCATCTGGAGCACTGCTAGACCAATCATCAGGCCCATGCTGTGTTAGTAAAGTTTGTTGCTTGCGTTTTTCCCACACCAACCAATAGACGTTTCCCATTACTGGTTGAAAAGCATATACCGCAGCGTGGACCGCATCAGTAACTTCCAACCTACGTTTAATCTGCTGTGCCTGTTTTTCCAACACTGCAACTAATTCCATAATACGATCATATTCCTGCTGAGCAAACATCCTAGCATGATTGATCATCAAGTCCTTTTGTTTGGTAACGGGTACCATTTCAAATTTTACACTGCCTGCTTCAGTAGCATAGGGTGTGACATTCCTATTAAGAAAAGGAATCAGCATCCCAGTACTGGTTGAGTCGTAGCTGGTACGGCCCTTGGCAGAATTACTTGTCATTAATCCTCGCCAATTAATTTTTCTAACAGCTTATAGTGATCGTAGGCTTTTTTCAATGCAGGAAATTTTTCTAATTTAGCAGGATCTGGATCTAACAATATAGCAAATCTATCTTCAATTCGTTCAAGCAATTTGACAATATCATGACCTTTGATTTTGACATTACCGTCAAATTCTGCATCACCTTTAACAGTTATACCTAGTGTACCACCACTGTTATTTATGATGTAGGGATTGACTGTGTTTGTATTATTTGTAGTGTATATAATTGGCGAACTACCACCAGTACCATTTGTTGCAATAGTAGTGTAACTGCCACTACCACCACCACCTCCAGGCGGCAAAACTCCCGATGTCCATAGGCCTGTACAGGTGTGGTCAGCCATTTAATCGTGTCCTAAGTTCATTATACCCGCCCACTAATTCATCGTCAAGAAAAATCTGCGGCACAGTTCTAGCACTGGGAACTGCCTCTAATAATTCTTCTCGGGTATATCCGTCACCAATTTTGCGTTCTTCAAAGGGTATGTTTTTTTGATTTAACAATGCCTTAGCCATATCACAATACTGACAATTATATTTCGACCAAACAACAGCTTTCATTTTTTATCCTTATAGATCAGGAAGTTCATCGTAATTGACAGAATCTCCCATGGCACCAATCACATAGTTAGTACTTTCAGTTTCCTGTAATGCACTTTGTTTTTTACCAATATTCAAATGTTTATTAAACCAAGGAATTGGACTGTTCTTAGGATGTTCACCAAGATATTTAATTCCAATATCTTTTAAACGAGTAAATGCTGTATAGTCAACAAAGTTTTTAAGAATATCAGCATTTAACCCAATTACTGGGCCTTTCTTGAACAAATAATCTGCCCAGGCTTTTTCTTCTTCAATAACTTCCATATACATAGCATATACTTCATCACGACATTCTTCAATTAAATTGGCAAAATCAGCATCATCTTTCACCACTTGGTTGATGATCCAGGCTGTCCATTCTGCATGTAATAACTCGTCTTGTAATATCAAACTGATAATGTTGCCGTTGCCAATATAGATTTTATTTTCTACCATGGCCAAACTTGTGGCAAAGCTCACCATGAAACGTAGTGCCTCCAAGGCATAACTTGCATGTAGGGCCAACCATATTGCTCGTTTATGATCATGAATTCTGATTTCTTCGCCCATTGTTTTACGGCAATTGAGAGTATGAAGATTCTCATAGTAACGACCAATATTAGCAGCCATACCAACAATTTCAGCTGTATCGTGAATTGATTCAAAAACTTCTTTGGGTACTCCATACACATTCCTTATGATATGACTGTAACTTTTACTATGAATATTTGTTTCATAAAAACTCCAATTACTGACCAATGCTTCCAATTCAGGAATACTGATCACAGGACTGAATACCTGAGCAGGTGCCCGACCTTGAATACTATCTAATGCTGTTTGACGTAAAAGATTACTGGTAAAAATATGTTTAACTGCATCACTGGAATCTTTATGATCCATTTTATCTTTGGTCAAACTAATTTCTTCTGGAACCCAAAAATATCCACGAGCAATTTCTTCAAATTTGGCAATTTTGGGATAACGATATTCTTCAAACCTTTGTACAGTGACTACCCCATCCAAAAACATTTTTCGTTTTAAATAATTGGTAGGTGTTGCTAGATCGTATTGTTGTTTTGACATTTTATTTCCTTATAGGACACACGATTCACAATATGAATCATCATCAATGACCACAGTGTCTGTTTTGATTATTTTTTCAGTATGGGTATTTAACACATGTTTAGCATCAGTTTTGGATAAAAGACTATAGTATATGGTTTTTAATCCCCACTTATAGGCCAACATCAAATTCTTAGCAATTAATGTGCCAGGTACTTTACCATCTTTGAAATGTTTGGGTGAATAGAATGTATTTGTACTAAGACTTTGATCAATGTAAGCTGCTAGTACAGCGGCTGTTTTCAAATAGTCCACACAGTCTTTTTGGTCCCACATCAGTTGATAGCGGTTTTTTAATCTACGATATTCAGGAACTACTTGCACAAAACTGCCTGCTTTTGATTCCTTGACGCTGATCAACTCCATGGGCATCTCAATCCCGTTAGTACTATTTAATACCACCGAGCTACTCTCCACAGGTGCCACTGCCATTAGCGTGGCATTGCGAATTCCGTATTGCTTCATACGTTCACGTAGTGGTTCCCAATCCAAACTGGGTGTGAAGTCTGTTAGTTCATTGACTCCAGAATTACGACGTTCCCAGGGAAAAACGCCCTTACCATAATATGTAAATTCACTACGGGTACATGCACCTCGTTCCTGCGCCAGTTCCACGCTGGCTTCTGTCAAATAGTAGGCCTGATGTTCCATAAAACGTTTGACTTCGGCCAGTGCTTCAGCAGAACCGTATTTGAAATTCCGTTTGGCGTGCCAATAGGCAAGATTGGTAATGCCCACACCCAATGGTTCAAATTCAGTATTTGCCAATTTACTTTGTATAGATAAAAAGTCTTGATAATTTAACAAATTACTTAGGCTGCGAACCAACACACGACAGGCCTTACGCATTTGTTGAGGATTAGTAAATGATCCCCAATTAATTGATCCCAAAGTGCAAAGAGCTATCCTGCCACTGCTATCTTCAATTCTTTGAAAAGGTTTTGTAGGCAATAGAATTTCTTGACAGAGGTTGCTTTGATATATGGGATTTAATCTAGTATCAAAAGATCCCTGATTAATGACATTGTCGATGTTGACGAGGTAGATTCTACCTGTGTCAGTGCGTTCTTTAAGTATCCCGTTCTTGAATATTTCATCCGCTGATACAACTTTTTTCTTAATGTTCTTATCTTGTTCATATTGTAAATATAACCTTTCAAATTCCTGCGAATCTCTATAATATGCTTCATATAAATCAGGTACTTGATGTGGATCAAATAATGTTATCATTTGATTGTTTTTATAACGAAGCCAAAACATTTTATTGACCACAACACTATAGTCCATTTGTCTTACTCGTGTTTCTTCCGTTCCCTGATTATTCTTAAGCACGATAAGGTCTTCGAACTGATAATGCCAAATAGGGAAAGTAACAGTACAACTTGCATTCCTAATTCCTCCTTGACTACAACTACGTAAATCTGCAAACCATTTTTTAAGAAAGGGTATCATACCCGTATGTTTGATTTCTCCATTGCGAATTGGGGCTCCAACTGGGCGAATTCTACCTATTTCTAGGCCAATTCCGGCTCGTTTTGACGCATATTTGGCCATCATTTCTCCGGCCGCGAATATACTGTCCAAAGTATCATCCGCAGTAATGAGAACACAAGAACTAAACTGTTTAGTAGTAGTTCCCAAACCTGCCAACACCGGCGTAGCCAATGTAAAATGCCCTTCGCTAGCACATTCATAATATTCCTTTACTAATTTCAATCTAGTGTCTTTGGGCTCTGCATGAAATGCTGTAGCAGCCGCCACAGCATATCTAACCTGCGGGGTTTCGTAAAGTTCACCAGTAGCACGATTTTGTACTAGATATTTTTCAGTTAGTTGTGCAATGGCCGCATAGGTGTACGTTTCATCTTTGTCATGGTCAATGAATAAATCGATAATATCCCATTCTGCTTCTGTGTACCAATCCAACAGCTCGGCGGTATACATGCCTGCATTGACATTTTTTTGAACAATATTAAACAACTTTGGCGGGATATAACTACCATAGACTTCTTTGCGTAACATACTAACACGCTGACGTCCAGCCACGTATTGATAGTTTACATTATTAATTTCTGG